TGTGAACAGCTCACTTGGGCGCTTAGCGCCCGCATCCCCATTGAATCTACTCGTAATATGACGTTCGACAAGCTGCTTAAATGCGCTGACTTTTTTAGACCTCCAAACCAGAAATAAGACGGAACCCCATGGCGCAAAAACTCGAAACAGACATTGTCATCAATTTAGCGGGCAACTTGGCTGCCAAGGCCAAACGCTATGGCAACTCGATGAGCGAGTTTGCACGTAAGAACCAACGCGCCATGACATTGGTTCGTACCACCAGTGCGGCCGCTGGTCGTGGTATTGATCGTTTGGGTAATCGTTATGTGGGGTTAGCTGGAGCATTTATAACGGGTGCGGCGGTGCGCGGCGTAGCAAGTTTTGAATCACAAATGACGCGCATCGGAACCAATGCAAAACTTTCAGAAGAGCAAGTCAAGGCGCTCACCAAATCCGTTCAAGAAATATCGAATCAAAAAGACGTGCGTATCGATACTACCGAACTCGCTGCAGGGGTTAGTGCTTTTTTAGGAAGAACTGGCGACATGAAATACGCCACAGAAAACCTAGAAAACATGGGGTTATTCATGCAGGCGTTTGGTGTTGATGCAGAAACTACAGGTGCAATATTTGCCCAGTTCCGTGAAAAAGGAGTGACTGATACTAAGGAGGTTATGAGTGTCATGGATCAGCTTTATGGTCAGTTTGCTATTGGTAGCGTGAGTGTAAAAGAGTTGGCCGGGATTAGCTCTCAATTGTTCTCTATTTATCAAGGAAAAGGGGCAGATGCAATTCTTCAAATGGGTGCGCTTGCTCAACTTTTCGCAAAATCAAAAGGTAATGCCAACGAAGCGCTAACCTCAATTCAAGCGGTTCTACAAACTTTTTCAGATAAAAAGAAAGTCGAATTTCTCGATCAACAGGGCATTAAGGTTTTCAAAGATGGCACCAACGAACTACGCCAGCCTGTCGAGCTGTTGTTAGAAGTTTTAGAAAAGGCCAAGAACGACCCTCTTAAATTAGGTGATGTATTCGATCAAACATCATTACAAGGTCTGGCTTCTTTATACAGTCAAGACAACAAAGATCTGTTGTTAGAAATGGTGTCGGGCACAGCAGAGTTAGGCGCAACACAAAAAGCAGCGGCAACAAATGCCGCCACATTTAATAGTGCTATGGCGTCTCTTAATAATTCATTTGATAAATTCGCAAACGAAAAACTATCAGGCCCAATCAAAGAGCTGGCGGATGCGATCAATGGCGTCGATCAAGAAACCGTAGATAACTGGTTGGCATGGGGTGAAGCCGCTGCGTGGGCATTAGGCGGCGTTGTGCTTGCCAAGAAAGGATTAGACGCTGGTATGTGGGCAAAGCGAACCTTTGGTGTTGGCGGCATTACTGGTGCTAAAGGCAAAGGTGGCCTCAATAGTCTTGGTGCAACGCCTGTTTATGTCGTCAACATGGGACAAGGGGGTTTGGGTAGTGGCACTGGTGTTGATGCTGGTGGTAATCAAAAAGGCTCAGGAAAAACAGGTGGCCGCGGAGTTGTAAGCAACCTATTGCAAGGCGGTATTGTGGCGTATGGCGTATCAATGGTGCCTGACGCATTACCAAAAATTCGACGCGATGAAAACGCAGACCCTAACGATTTGGTTGCTAATATGCCAGGTCTATTAGATGCCTATGACGGTGTCAAAAAAATGTTTCGTACGCGCCCCTCAATATCTGAACTGGTGAAAAATTTAGACGGCACACAATCTAATAATCAATCGACCTTTGCTACTCAGCTTATACAAAATATCGCTAATCCATCGGGCGCGAATGGACAATCATTAAACGGCCAAATTGGTATTGATGTTCAGGTCTCTGATGACCGAGTTCGAGCTACCGCTAAAAGCCGTTCTCCATTTATTAGCATCGATAAAGACCCCGACGCTGGGCAAAATTAAAGGAGCTTTAAATGGCATTTGAAGATCGTTTAACCGCCAGTTTTCGCGGTGTTAAATTTGAACTAGATACCACAAGCGGCACGTCTGGCCGTCGTGCTATTGCGCACTCATACCCAAAACGTGAAAGCGGCTATGCCGAAGATAATGGCGCAGTGTTTAAGCAAGAAAAAATAGAAGGTAAGATCGTTGGTAGTGATTATGTATCTCGTTTGCAAACACTACTCGTTGCACTGAATCAATCTGGCCCAGGGGAATTGGTTCACCCATGGTTTGGCGTGATTCAAATTCAAATCGGTAATGTCTCGCACAAATTGGATCTAAAAGAAGACGGTGTTGCGACATTTAGCTTTGACGCATACAGCGCAGGCGAAAGCCTATTTCCTAATGCCACTATCGACACAAGCGAATCCGTAAAAGCCGCCGCTGAAGAAGCAAGAGCCGCATCACAAGCGGCGTTTTCTCGTTCAGTATTAAGCTATAAAAAAGCCACTACCGAGGCCGCTGGCTTGGGCGATATGTTTGACCAGGCACTGCAAGATTTCGACGAATTCACTCGCTCTATTCCGAGCCTGCCGAGCGAGCTAAAGCAATGGTCAAACCGCCTAACCAATCTGAAATACTCAGTCGGCAATCTACTCGCCAAGCCTGGCGATTTAGCACGCGAAGGAATGGGCTTGCTTGAAGATGTGAAAGGCGTGGTGACCGACCCAATTCAAGCACTGTCAGTGTATGACAATGTGCGTAATCGTTGGGACGGTATGCGCGCAGAGTTAACTGTTCGTGGTGGTTTGGGTCGCTCGATTGTCGCGTCCGATGGATTCGCCAGCGGCGTACAAACCGTGTCTGATTCTGACACGTTGGCCGCTCAAGGCAGCAATATCAGCGCGTTCAATTCGTTGCTGTTAGAGGGTTCATTAATCGAGAAAGCCGATGCGCTGGCCAGTTCAAATTTCAATGTCAATACAGACATAAACACAATAGACAGCCTAACGGGTGTTGGTCGCCAAGCCGTGGTTACAGGCAGTCAATTAACAACGATCGGTAACGACCTCGCCAGCAATTTAGCGACCGCAGCCGAAGCCGCTGTGGAGCGTGGCGACAGTAGCACATGGCGTACATTTCGCGCCTTGCGAATTGCCGTGTTAGAAGATACTCGCATTCGTGCGCAACAGTTACCGAACCTTTCTACCACTCGCCCCAATGTCACTATGCCAGTGGCACTTTTAGCCTGGCAACAAACAGGCGATACAGAGAATCGTGCAAGCGTGATTCGTCGAAACGGTATCTCTAATCCATCGTTCGTCCCCGCTGGCCAGACTGTGGAGTTGATCAATGGATAAGGTCATTTTAAAAGCTGCTGGCAGCGCATATGAGGGATGGCAGAAAGTGCGAATCAATCGATCATTGACGGCCATGGCGGGTACGTTTGATCTTGAATTGACGTGGCAGTTTCGGGGCGATGTTAGCGCCTATAATGGTTTTATAGATGGGCTGTTAACGGGCTCGGAATGCACCGTCGACATCGGTAAAGATCGTCTAATTACTGGCTACCTTGACGACTTTATCCCAAGTTACGACGACGAGACCATTACTATAAACGTGACAGGTCGCGACAAAACAGCGGATCTAGTCGACTGTTCAGTCGTCCAGCCAAGCGGCCAATTTAAAAACCAAACCCTGCTACAAATCGCTATCACCGTATCGGCCCCGTTTGGTATCGCAGTGATTAACGAAACAGACGTGGGTGCCGCATTTGAACAAGTTATGGTAGAGCAAGGTGAAACAGCTCATGAATTTTTAGCACGCTTGGCACAGCAGCGTGGTGTTCTGTTAACAACCAATGGGCTTGGTCAATTGGTTATTACTCGTGCTAGCAAAAAACGCGGTGAAGTAGCGTTGAAACTGGGCGTAAATATTAAAGCAGGACGCGGCCGATTTAGTCGCAAACAGCGCTTTAGTGAATACATAGTAAAAGCGTCAGGGCTGGGGTGGGGAGATGATCAGCCAGTTGAAAACGTCGGTGGGATATCTGCAACCATAACGGACAAAAATGTAAAACGTTATCGCCCGTTAGTCATTGTGAATGATGAAGTCACCACAGCAGCGGGTGCCAGTTTGCGCGGCCAGTGGGAACGCCAACGCGCAATTAGTGCCAGCAATACCGCAGAATATACGCTGACAGGTTGGCGTAATCCGAACACGGGGAATCTATATCAACTTAACCGTATCGTCCCAGTAACTGACGACATTATGAATATCAATCAAGACATGCTGATTAGCAATATTCTGTACTCGGAGGATAACGACACGGGGCGTCTAATCGTGCTGTCTGTTGTTGATCCTGAATCGCTAAATGTGCCAGAGAAGGCGGATGTTGAGTTGAAGAAAGATTGGAAAGGTATTCCATATGTCGCTAATTGAAAAAGCTCTCGCACCCCTTCGTCGCCGTATCAGCCAGATGCTTGTTAGAGCGCTAGTAACATCGGTTAATGAAGATGTGAAGCGTCAAACTCTGCAAGTCAAAATGCGTGCAGATGAATCAGCGGACGACATCGAGCGCTTTCAGAATTACGGTACAAGTAGTAACCCACCGCTAGGGTCTGAGGCCATACTTGCGGCACTAGGCGGCAACCTTGGCCAGCTCGTCGCCATCGCAGTAGAAGACAAAC